GTATATTTCTTCTTGTTCCGTGATTTCGTTCAATAACATTGCAATTACTCTTAAAATATTTTAAAAAATTGTGCAAATATGGCAATCAACATAGTTGAAAACAAAGTTGATGCTGTCCATATTAGCATTCTCTTAATTTCAGTAAAACCTTTATCCATCTCAACTTCTTGCTTCTCAATCTTGCTATTAATATCTTGCAATGACTTATTAAAGTGATGGTATCTCTCGTAACATACTGCTACGTGAGTTTCTAAATTTTGTGCCTCTAAATGTGCTAGTTTTGGTTCTTTATCAGCCATAACAGCATCTCCTCAAATATAATTAATTTCTAATTGTATTTATCTTCCTTCGTATTCTATTTATCTTTAGACAAAACTAAAAAAGAGGACATTGTCCTCTTTTTAATTAATTAATTAATTAATTATCATCTATCAAATGGTCTACCAAGTTCACCTCTTTTGGTACTGTAGGTTGTTCGACCAAGTCTTCTACCTAATTCTTTTGCACCCTTAGAAAGACCATACGCAGCCGCAACTGCCGCACCTACTTTAACTATTGGCTTATTCCACATCTTTTTCTTAGTATCGTCTTTGTCGTCAACCATATAATTACCACGTTTTTGTAATTTTAGAAGTGCTGGTAAAATTTCTGCAAGTCTTGCCTTTCTACGGAACCATTGAACTAATCGTGTTACTACCAATGCTCTTTGATTTTGACTTAAATTGTCCCAATCGCCAACTAATCTGCGAACTGATTTTAACATGCCATCTTGAACGTTAAGTTGTCCTTGATAACGCAATAAGTATCTTTGTTCGAATGATGTGTCACTTCTATTGTTTGCATAGTGAAGTAAAAATCTCAAAATGTCAGGTTTATATAACGACAGACGTTCTTTTGCTATATCATCTTTCTCATCATCGCCTATATCATTATCTTTGCCCATTAAACGGTTAAGAGCCATATACATATCTGTACCATTTGTTCTGAAATAATCAAAATTTCTGTAAACCATAGTACGAGATGCTATGTCATTTGCCAATGGGGCAAAATCATAATCTTTATTAAAGATATTCAATACAAGAAAGTGAACAAAAACTAAATCAGCCGCGTCATTTATATTAACGTCATTCGCCATCTTTTTAGTTCTGAATAATCTACTTTCAGACAGTGTATTGACAAGTTTTAACTTACTGCTCATTGTTCTTTTCTTCCATTAATTTAGCAAGTGCAATAATTTGCTTACTCGCTGATTTGTCAAAATATGATGGCATTAACATATGTGTAAATAATACCAACTCTATCTTTTTTAACTTAAATATAACCTTAAAGGCATACATAAAGTGTGACCAATATGTCATATTAACATCATCCAGATGCTTCTTCGACTCTCTCAGCATAAACTTCCCCTCTGTATGCGTTAATATAATAGTATTTATCTTACTTCATTGTTCCACTAGTAACTCTCTTACTATTAGGATGTCGTTTTGCTGTATGAGTACTATGACTCATATCTTTCTTAATTGGTCTCTGTCCTTTCTTTCTTGGTATAGTGTGTGGTATTGTCCTTTTACCCATGGTATTATTATTAGTAGTTAAAAAAGTTATCTCGCTGTGTTCATGTTTGCCGCTGTAAATCCTGCTCTATTTACAAGTTTTACGTCTTTATCTATTACGTATCCTTCTCCACCTTTCTCGCCATTTGTACTGGCTTCTATATCTGCTGGTTGAGAATCTAACGTTTTAATAATCTTGTTCTTTGTAGTCATAACACCATTAATGAATTGAAAGATTGCTTCAAATCCATTACTATTTTGTTGAACCCATGCTACTACTCGTTCTTTCTTAGGTCCACTTAGTTTTGATGAGTCTACCCATTGACTAAAATGTGTTCCCAGACCGTCTAGGTTGCCCGCCTTTACACTATTATTAATATAAGTATAAAGAATGTTGCCAAAGTCTGCCATTTTTAATTCGGCTGGCACTGCCAATAATTTATCAATTGCATTAGCATTTGATTTTAAGTAACTTTCTAATCTGTCTACTTCTGGAATGTCAACACCAGGAGATTTAGTAACATACACTGGAGGCATAATCCATGTTTTACCTGCTCTAAGTTGTCCCATATCTACGTTGCTTTTGTTTCCGTCTAAATCAATTACTACATGCACTACAATACCGACATCATAATTGATTATCTTTTTACCAATATCACTATTAGAGTCTACTGAGTATGTTGTTACATTTGGCTTGAATACGAGTCTGCCATCTTTTGCTTGTGGAGTAGTGAACCATAATAAATCACCGTGCAAGTATCCTCTGAAGTCGTCAGGAATAACACTCTCTACTTTGTCCCATGCTGTTTTCATATTCTGGACAAATTTGCCTTTGTCTGCTAGTTTTTCAGGAGTAGAGTCTTTTACTTTGCGATTATTGAACATGTCACCTAGTGCATCTGCACTTGTTACTCTACCATCGTAGCCTTTTGCACCAAATCCACTTTTATCTGTAAGAACAAATTCACCATTCTCATTACGACCAAAGATAACGGCTGGTGAGCCATCCCATTTGATACTGATAGATGATGGTGAAGTTTCTATTTGGTGTAATGCGGCAATTGCTTTCTGACCGCCTGCTGTACCTTTATCACCGTCAAGACCTAGAATAAGGTCTTCTATATGCTGAATTCTTGCACTTTCTTTGGCTTCTTCTTTTAGTGCGGCATCAAGAAGGCCTTTCATACGTTTATGAAATCCTATTTGCTTATTACGTGGTTGTCTTGGTCCTCTGAATCTGCGTTCACGACCTTTACCTAATGTAATTTCTCTAACTTTCATATCATTCCTTGCCGTATGGCGACTCGCCTGTTAATTTAGGACGAGCAAACCAAAGTCTAAACCAATCATCTGTTCCTGGTTCTATATTATGCTTCTTTTGATACTTAGATTTTGCAGTTCCTATATAAGAAATATTTTCCTGCTGAGTATCTTCTATCTGATATGGCTTATAGATACCTGATAGAACTTTTAATTCTTGTAATTGTTCTTCAAATGTCATTTTCGCTTCGCATTGATTATTCCACGTTTGAATTTTCTCATGTCGCCAGTACGTATGCTATTAACCAGACGTTTAGTTAAGTCTTCTGCAATAGCATCATCGAATTCACGATGTATGAATTCAATTAAATTTAATGCACCAGAAATTATATGTTCGCCTTTTTGTTCGACAAATCTCTCTGGTTCATTTTTAGAAATCGCCATTGAGTTTAATTCCTCAAATAGACTTCTACGTGGTCTGTTACTCATAAAATAATTCTCCAGGAGATAATTTCTCCATTAACTACAGTATTTATCAATTATCATCAAATGGAGTAGCCCTTTTTGACTTTGCCATAGCCCTAAGACTGATTGCTGCCTCTGTTTTCTCTGGTGGTATAGCAGAAGTAGTATTAGTTACTGTGGTTTTCTTATTTAATTTTTCCATTATTTTTGCAGTTTGAGAATCTTGTGTACCAACTGCTAAGTCATCATCTTCTAAATCTGAGTCACTAATTCGTAGACTATCTCTGTCGAATACTAGGTTTATTTTAGAACCAACACCACTTGAACTTCTTGTTTTCAACAGTTGTAATTGATATTGACCACGTTCTCTCATTGCGTTACTTGTAAAGATACCAATCACGTTATCAGCAGTTTGAATTTTAGAGATACCACCAGCAATATGAGAATGGTCAAATTCAATTTGTTCAACTGCTTGACGATTTAATTGTGATGCAGTTACTACAACTGTCTGAGATTCCATTGCAAAGTTACGAATTTCTTCTGTGACATACTTGTCTTTAATAAACAAGTCACCCGGATTAACTGTCTTAGTTGCTGGCATTAAAAGGTCTAGATAATCGATACATAAACAATCAACTGTTTTACCTGTAGTTATTTGAAGTTCTTTCAAGTATCCGCGAACATCATTAATCGTTGAACCAGAAGACATATACTTGATTCTGAGCATTCCTGCTTTCTTGCCTAGTGTCTTAACTTGCAATTCAACATCGTCAAGTTCTTTAAAGATACGTCTAGTACCACGGTCAGTTGCCATCGCGTCAATACGCATTGCTGATAAATCTTCTGATAATTCTAAAGTGATATAGACACAATTCATTCCTGCCAATGCCCAGTTCAATGTCATATTCTGCATGAACAATGATTTACCAGAACCAGAACCGCCAGCAAAAATAGTTACTTCGCCACGATTAATACCGCCATAAAGTTTATCATCTAAGTCTTTCCAGCCCGTAGTGATTTGTCCATTATTATCTTTTAAATGTTCAAGGCGCTTACGTGGGTCATCAAAGTAATCAGTACCCAATGACCTTGCTAATGAAATCTGAACTGCATCTTTGATGGTAGTTTCTACTTCACCGTATTTACCTTCTTCAAGTAAGTCAGCACTGTTAACGATTGCTCGTTCAATTGCTTTGTGTCTACAGAATGTTTCAAATTCATCAATAAACCACTCACTATGCTGTTCAACATTATCCAGTGTTTCTACAACATGTCCAGTTTCTGCCTTTATCATCTCAAGTGATGGTAAAGAATTGTACTCATCACTGTAATCAATAAGATACGATACGACATCTCGAACTTCCCTGTCGAAATGAATTGAATCGATTATTCCTATGACTCTAGTAAATAACTGCGGATCCGTAAGCATAAATTGTACAAATAATTTTTGTAAATCTGCTGAATAATTTTTAACTTCTGACATTTATTTCCTAAACTTTAATATGTTTCAACTATTTTATCTGCAATACCATGTTTGACTGCATCTTCTGGTGTTAACCAATGGTCTGTTTTGGGTGCCAATAGATGCTTTCTAATGTATGGTTCTTTCTTTTTTGTACATTTCATATAATGTTCCATCAATTTTTTATTTGTCCATTCCATATGAGTGTGTGCATCTAGCATATCGTGGTATTGACCTTTTGTGCCGCCACTAAATTCATGTGACATAACTGCTGTATTTTGTGTCAAATAACGATGCCCTTTTACTCCAGCCATCATCAACATAACACCACATGATGCGATTGAACCCATTCCGTATGTGTACACTGGAATACGTGATTGCTTAACAATATCAATTAAATGCATACAACTGTCAACATATCCACCCGGACTATTAATATACAAATGAATAATCTCTGGTGCTTCTTTTTCTGGCATTAAATTATACTCCATAATCATCTTAACTAATGGCATACAATTTTCCTGATTAAATTCTTTATCCATATGCAATACACCATTCTCTCTTAAAAACTCGCCTGGAGGTTTTGGTGGTCCTGGAGGCATAGGCATCGGTGGTATTGGTGGTGATGCTGGTTTTTCTTTTGGTATTGGTATTACATTCATATTATTACTTTTCATATTATTTTTCTCCTACGCTTTTTTAGTGCGGTCGTTTGGTTCACCCGCTTATTTTTAATTACATTATTCGTGTTTTTACACTTATCTTTGTACTATTACTTATGCGTCCATCAATAATTGATTTCAGAGTATATAACTTTCCGTATTCATTTACTGAATCTGCGGCATCCTTAATATGTTCTTCCCAGATTGGAAAAGAAACACTCCAGCCGTTTTCTTGTGCTTGGTAAATTAGTTTCTTGCCAGCCGTATCTCTATCTGGACTCACAATAACTTCTCCTTTAAACTGGTTGATATAGTCGATTTGTTTTTGAGATGCTTCATTGCTCATTATTGCTACGCAATCTAATACTGCGGCATCTATTGTTCCCTCAACTACTATCAAAAATTCTTTATCTTCTTTAATCTTATCAGAGTTATATAAGAAATCTTTTGGTTGCTTAGTCATGTATTTAGACTCTGACTTGCCTGTGAAATCTCTTCCTGTATAACCTACAACTCTATCGCCTTGTGTGAATGGAAATATGATACGATTCTTAAATCCAAATGCACTACTCCAATACGTATCAACAAAATCATATACTCCACGGTCAAGTAGATATTTTGCAGCCATTATTGCTCCTTCTGGCGGCGTTTCTTTATTTAATATATTATCTAGTGTTTCAGAGTTCTCTGGTAATTCCATACCAGGAAATGATGGGATTCTTGTAGTCTGAGTTTTTGATGTGAATACCCATGGTCCTTCTGATAACTCTTTTTCTCGTATACTTGCTATTTGTAATCTTTTTATTTCACTCTCTGGTACACCTAGCAATCTCATAAACTTAACAAAATTCTTGTTTACGACATGACCTTTTCTATGGGATGCTGTGATGCCACAATTAAAACAATGATATGATACTAAATCACCCTCAGACTTCAATCCACCTCTCATTCTTGTGTCAGAACGAGACTCTCCCTGGTCTATACAACACGGACAATTAAAACTCAACCAGCCGCCTGAACTTTGCCGTGTCTTTCCGGGAATAAATTGATTAACAGTTTGTTGTAGTTCCATGTTGTTATAATACAACATTAGAGACCAAAAGTCAAGTGATTATATGATTAGTTTCTCATCAATATTTTATCAACAGTACCAGTTGCTGTATTAAGATGTGAAATTCTCATCCAATTAACATTTGCTTGTATAACATACCCTTGAACACCAGTTTCATTATTGATTGTAATATCTGGGTCATACATAAGTCTTGGAGTTAAGTCAAACCAATCTTGGTCAGATGTACTGGGTTGTTCACTCAAATCGCCTTCGATTTTTATAACTCCTGTAAATCCGGTATAATATACTGCGAATGTATGTATAGATTTTGATTTAATAGTATCGCCTGCACCGTCAAATACAGTTGAAATCTTTCTAGTTCCATCATCGTAAAATGTTGCTGTTTCTTGTGAGTCTGAAAACTCTGGATAAACGTCATCTAATACTTCAAGTACGCCATGAGCATTATCATTTGTATCGGTATAAATTATTTGTTCTACACCATTCTCAACTGTATACATTGCAAATTGATAAAATCCTTCTGGGAGTAGAACTGTATCTGAAGTTGGGATTGATAATGTCCCCATTCCTTTAATTGCATTCGTGACTGTTAAATATCTAAAGAGTACATTTTCTCTTGAATCTCTGTCATACATTTTCCATATTACAGTTTTTCCAGTAAGGTCTACAGATTTTCTATCTGTATCTCTAAATTTAAATCTAAGAGTATTATCGATACCCTTGTGTAGTTTGTGTGTAGTGTCATACATTGGCATATTCCCCAGGAATTGAGTCATAGTGGAATTATTGTCAGCGTCTAGGACAACAACTTCTATATCTCTTTGGTATTGGTACAAGTTAAAATTTATCATATATGTATTTATCTTCCAACAAGCCATTTCCAAAATGCATAAATAAATAAATGGTAGATGAAGATAAAATAAAATGGCTACAGGATAACTATCCATTCTTTTCTTGCGTGAAATATGGCAATAAAAAAGAATATACAGAATATCTTGGCATCATTATAAACAGCGACACAACGATAACCTCAATGTACAACTACGAAATGATTGATAGTCAAGAGGCTAGAAAACATTTCATAGAACTTGGCGAACAATGGTGGTGGGAGTCTAATAGATTGATTCCTATAAATCTATTCTTAAGGTCTCAGATAGAACCATTTAGAGGTTGTATTCTAAATATGAACTCTAAAGATTGCGAAGTATTATGGGGTCCAGAAACAAGTCTAACAAATATTATACAAAAAAGAATTAAACGGCGTTCGATTCAACTTGTTCGCAAAATAGATTAAGTTGAACTACAATACTTACTGCATATGCAATTGCGTGTGCCTTTTTAAAATAATATGACCCGTCTGTCGGTTTCGTCCAAACCGCTTTCTTAATTTCTGATTTACTCTCGTTTAAGAGATGTCTTTTTGCTGGGCGAATGATTGCTAGAACTTCTGCTAATTCTATAATACTTGACGGCTTCAAAACATTCAGCACATTGATATGATTATGAACATGGGCTAGATTTTTAATAACATCTTCATGTTGTAATAAATTCCACATCGGTTCTTGATTTGTTAGACTATCAAGGTGGGCTTCGTCACGCACCCCCTCATATAAACTATTATTGAGAAAATCTAACTTGAAATAACCACGGTCTTCTGCTTCTTTGTAATCAATTGATGATAATCCAGTCAATTGGTCACACGGAATAGGTTGAAGATATACGCCACTATTATGCTTGTCGTATGTATCATCTTTTTTCTTAATAATCGCAGGGATATGCTTGAAGTGAACCAATAACGATTCTCTATCAATCACATCAATATCAATATCAGTTTTTACTATATTCATTTCCATACCAAAGCGAACATTGCCGCGTCATTTTCATTTTTAAAATATATAGTGTCGCCCCTAGCAATAATGTATACTTCTTCACAATTATCGTCACACCAGTCTACTAATTCTCCCAGACGACCTGCGCCCTTTACTAATGGGGTTACTCCGTAATCTACATTGTTACTAGAAATAGAAGTCCATTTCAAGTATTCTTCATTGTTAAAATCTGATAAAAATCGTCTTTTAGGTTTTTTCGGATTAACAATAGAGCGGAGTTTGTCAAGTCTTTCCTGAGTTCTTTTAGGATTTCGTCTTATTAACTCTCCCACGGGAACTCCACCCAGAGGTCTTCATCATCTAAGAGAATTTCTTCATTACAGTAATCCATTGATACTTGAGAATTTGGATTATCAATCAGCGAAGCAAATTTAATAGTTTTGTGCCATGCTTCTGATTCGTAATCTCCTACCATACCTATACTCTCTTGCCAATCATCCATAATCCATCTGATTGGATCTCCGCCTCGATTGATATCATCAATGATTAAAATTTTCTTGTTATCTTTTAATGCATCTCTGGCCATAAGAGCATTGCGTTCAGTGTTTTCATCTAATCCATCTGATTCTAATTGTACACATAATGTCTTCATAGGAATGTCAGTTTTATGAGAAAGTAGAACTGCTGGTATCAAACCACCACGAGTAATTCCCACGATGTAATCTGGACGCCATTCGTCTTTATACATTTGCATTGCAATCGAACTGACTGCTTCTTCTACTCCTTCCCACGTGTATATTCTATTATTCATATTCATGTCATTTTCTCCGAGTCTGGTTCATCTAGTAATGCCTCTGCAGCCTTATATTGATTGTATATGTCCTGTAATACTTCATATTTTTGTAACAACTTCTCATCTGGTACTAAAATTGAAAGACGTTTTTCTATTGTCGCCAATCTAACGTTGACTGACTCTAACTCATCAGATGCATCGTCTACTCCATCAATCCAAGTATTCTTTAGAATTTCGCCCTTTGCTAAATCATCCCAAACATCAATCGTATATTCATAATCTTCATCTGGATTCATTTTTCTTCTCCACTTTGTTCACCTGCCAAGTTCCGTCTGGATTCTCTACCCATTCTAGTTCATCATCTTCAGACCAACCCAATCGATTTAATGTTTTTTGAGGCAACTCTAAATACAATTCACCTGTCTCCGGGTCTTTCTGTACTATTAGATTACCTGTCGTTCGTGTTTCTTTTTTTGTACTCATTATACACCTGCCTTTTTTAATATCATTTTTACAAATTGTACATCTTCTTGTCTAGTGTTAAACTTTCTTGTCCAGAACGATGGTTCTAAATATTCGTTAATAATATTTAGTTCATGGTCGGAAAAACTATCAATCAATTCAGCACCATTATCACAATTAAAAATAACCCAAGGACTAATGCGTCCTGATTTGATATAATATATAGCCAATGGCTTACTGACTTCCTTAAAAAACTTATTAAAAGGTCTTTCATATTCATTACTCCATTTCTGCATAAGTAGTATGCTACGTTCAACTGCTCGGTCAGCCGATTCTTTTCTGTTTAACTCTTGTATATATGTTTCATATACAGAATCAGAACACCACTTATCTAATTTTACACTATTCTGTATAACAAAGTCAATAAAATCTTCAGGATTTATTGCATTTATATTGATTATATGCTTTCCAAACTTAGTAAATCCCAAATAAAATTTGCTTTTTGCAAAATCTTCAAAATCTTTTTTACCAACCGCCTGTGTTATTTCATAAAATCTGTTAAAGGCAAAGAAGGCAAGTCTTGAATATTTCTCGTCTTTATTCATCCAGCGTCTTTTAGGTTCACAGACATGAACCATTATAGTCCTTTCAGACTTAAATTCGGATTCGCAATATTGACATTTAAAACTCATTTACTTTTTCTTCTTCCTTTTCTTTTTGTCAAAAATTTCACTAATCTCTGTATCGGGCATACCCATATCTACTGCAATTTGTTTCAGATCCGAAACATTGTTCATTTTAAGAAACAGTTCTATCTCTAGACCATTCATAGTAGGATAGTTTTCTGCTACAAACTGCGAAATCGTATCTTTTTTTATCTTTGAATTTGGTGGCTTAATCCATTCGTGGTACTGTTTTTTACCTGTACCTGTCAAACACATCAACTTCCAAACTAATTCATCATGCTTATAGATATCCCCATAATGCTTATTCACAAACTCATTCGTATTAAGCAATAGGTCATCTCTATCTTTACCTTTCGTAGAACTCGCATAACGTATAAACAACCAACTGCCCCATGCTTTCTTTTTCTCAGCATCGAGATTAGCATACCAATTGAAATCTTTTCTATCAATTGCACTTAATACATCATTTAATGGTATCTTAGCCGCCATCTTTATAATACCTTCCACCATGAATTAATAAAAAGTTCTGAGCATATTTCTCGTCTTCAAAATAAAACGAATCACTATTCTCATCTGATACTGATGTCCACTCTGATAATGGAACATTATCTGAACACCATTTATAAGCAATGTCTCCTGACTTATATGAATCAATTATAATTCTATGTTTTTTAGAAAAAGTCATAACTGCTCATTTGGTCTGGAATTCGATTTAAGTCTTTTACAAAATATGCACATTTAGGACTATCTCCGTATTCAAGTGGTATTGCTAAAATGTGTCCATACTTCAACTTAGGAAAGAACCATTTTACATCTGCAAATACATTGTTTATTTTTATTGGTTGCCAGTCCATTGTATACCCATTCAGAGGGTTTGTCAATAGTGTATCAAACTTTCGTTCATTAATACTTGTCAATGGAATAAATTCTAATAGTCCAAGTTCTGCTTCGCCAATCATAATATTCCAATCAATGGGCATTTCAATGGTATGTGGTCCAAGACTAATGCTCATACTGGGCGCACTGAATGTTTCTATGAATACTAATGGAATAAAAAAGAAATCTGGATCTTCTTTATCTGTTACGTCCATAACGCAATATCTGATATCTTCAATCTCTTCTGGTAGACTGTTCATCTCAAAACATCTATTATCTGGTGTTAATATTTTCATTAGTAGGTTACCTTATCTATTGTAAAAGGGTATGAAGCCTCTTTGTAATATTTCTTTCGCTCTGTTAAGTGGCGTTTTGAAAACTTACATCTGCTTGTCACATCCCATATTTGCACAAAATCTTTATCTTTTGCCATTCTAACTCCACGACCAATCGATTGAATAACTCTAACAAACGACTTACCGGGTTCTAACAACACCAAGTTAAATATACGAGGAATGTTAATACCGACTGCGGCTACTCCATAAGTAGCAATAGTAATAGTATTTGTTCCTTCGTTTATTTCATTGTATGCATCTTTTCTGTCCGCAACCTTCATAGCACCTTGTACAAACTCTGCACCTGATATCAATTCTTGTAATGCTTCTCCGTTCTTAATTCTGTTCGTTAAAACAAGAGTGTTTCCTGTTTCTGAAATATCCTTAATCATCTTAGCGATATATTCTATTCTTTTCTTATCTTCAAGTAGAAATGTCATTTCATTTTGATAATTAGTATAACTCGCAGTTTCCTGAGTTTGAACTATATTAACATGACAATTTGCTAATACTCCTTGGTCCTGTAATTCTTTTGCTGATAGTTTGTTTATTACTTCACCAATTGAACTCCGTAAACTAGCAGATTCCCAATCACTCTTCGGAATAG